TGAACGCTATAAGTAACGCTTGAATAGTTTGTGCCAGTTGTTCCAATTGCCGGAGTGAAAGTCCCCTCAAAATAATAATTGATAGTCCCAGTATTACTAGATGAAGCCGCTTGTAATTTGCTTCCAGAAATACCAGCAGAAGCATCAACCATTGAATTTGTAATGCTACCCCAAGATGGAGATGTCCCTCCAATAAGCACTTGTGAGCTTGTTCCTGAATCTAGTTTAGTAGCTGCTCCACCTATTCCACCTACTATAATATCGCCAGCTGAATCCATTGGATTTGTTAAAGGAGATGACCAATCAAGTCCTGATGCGGTAGCGCTATTGGCAGTTAAAACTTGCCCGTCTGTACCCACTGATACTCTAACGTTATTTGACGAATCTCGTGCAATTAAATCGCCTTTAGTTGTGACAGGTGAAAGAGCGTCAAATGCGGCTGTCTTTGCCGTTTGTCCTGTTCCTCCGTTTGCAATTGGAAGGCTTCCAGTTACACCAGTGCCAAGCGGTAAACCTGTAACGTTTGTCATAGTTCCAGACGCTGGAGTACCGAGCACAGGTGTTACTAGTGAAGGCGAGTTAGATAAAACAACAGAGCCTGTACCGGTTGAAGAAGTAACTCCAGTGCCGCCATTCAATACCGGAAGGGTACCAGTTACTGCACTACTTAAAGGTAAGCCAGTAACGTTTGTCATAGTTCCAGACGCCGGTGTACCAAGCTCTGGAGATGTTAAAGTTGGTGCTGTTAACGTTTTATTAGTTAAAGTCTGTGTTGAGGTTGTGTCCACATAATTTAACCAAGTAGTTCCGCTATAGATTCTAAAATTTTTGCTAACAGTGTTGTAATAAATCCGTCCCTCGACCAAGCCTGTAGCTGGATCTGAGGAGAATTTTTCTACAACTGCATTCTTTAATTCGCCATTTACCTCTAAGGCAGATGCCTGAACCGTGAACAAAAGAAAAAATAAAGTAAGAAATCTGATAAACATATTTAAACTCCCAATAGGATAAATGTACCGGTTTTAGCAAATCCACCGAAGTCTAGAACAACACTAGTCGCGGTAGGTGTAGTAATTTTGCAATCAATCTGCTCGAAATCATCGGCAGAAGGCTTTTTTAATTGCCAAATCATATCCCTAGCATCTGGGAAACCTGTTAGGGTTACGGTTTTAGATGTCTCTGCAGTTAAAACAACAGATACTTTTTTAGAGCTCGGAAGTGTCTCTGCCGCTGTTGTGGTTAGTCCGTCAGCAAAATATAGTCTTCTTATTTCACCAGCCATTTAGTTTCCTCCAAATGTAATAGCTATTAATTTAGTTTCGTTAATATTTCTGATTGTTCCAATGACTTTAGCGGTGACCATACCACCAGGTACGAATTCAGAGTTAATTACCAAGTCATCATTAATATCTGTCTCAATGTCTATTGTCGCAGTCTTAAATTGATAAGTAGAAACTGGATTTGATACCGTAGATAAATGATAGTTTATTCTTCCGCTAATGTCGTCTAATACGTGAACTAATTGCCTCGGCCTATTAATATTATATAGATATTTTGATGCCAAATTTTCTGATGTAGAAATTGATTGACTTAAACCTTCTGCATCCGATTTGTCATTAGTATTGTAGGCTATAACTCTGGTGTAAATATCCTGGTAATTTACTTCTAAATCAAGGCTGCTATCTAAAATGTAGTTGTCGTTTCTTTCATCACTAGAAGTTGGATCGGCTAATAAATGATATTCAGCTTGCCCTTCTGTATTCGAAAACATTATCCCCAATGTGGATGAGGCAACGTCTTCTGCGTATTTAATATAGTTATCGTAATCAGATTCCTGCGAAGTTGGTACGGACATCAATACACCCGCATCCAAGTCTGTATCCGCATCTGTAAATGTAGATGATAAAACAGAAATGCCAGCGTTTTGAGCTATCCGTTTCATAACTTGTCCGTGTTTATGTAAAGGTATTTGCGAAGTGTTTGGTCTAACTCTAAAATAAACCTGTTGCTTACCTGGATCTAAACCAGAATAAGATGTGAAATAAGAATCGCCCTCAAAATTATTTACAAAAGTTATTTTTGCAAACTTGTTACCGCCAGATGTTGTTTCATAAGAAACGGTGTAATGTTTATTATAAATTGGCCTATGTTCAACACCGTTCTCATCTTTTATTATAATAGAAACGGCTGGATAGGATGTAAGAGTTACTGCTGTAGTAAATACAGGTGTGGTAGTAGCATTTGTTCTTATATAAACACCGACAAAAAATGGACTAGGATCTATTATGTCTATTATACCCCAATGATCAAATGCTCCTTCGGTTAGTCTTACGCTATCTCCTTCAACAAGATCCATTGATGCAAATACTGCCGTAGTGAAGTTTAAAATTGTAAACTCACCTAAGCTTGTTTCGGAAAATATAGGGGTATTCCAAGTCACATTTCTTATCGCAGGATTACCGCTTCCGTCATGAAGCAATCTGCAAAGTCCCCATACTCTATTATTTGATGTAGTGTTGCTTTTCTCAAAGTCTATGCAAAAAGCTTCCAGCATTGAATCGCCGACAATAACTTCTGAATTATAAAAAGATACGTCTGATCCATGCCTTGTTATATATTTGCTGTACTTCCCTATAACCAACCTGCAAAGCTGGCCGTGTGATCTAGGGTTAAGATCTGGAAATGATGCAGCAGTCTTATAGTAATAAGCCTCGTCTGCCGTATCGCCAAAATAAGCTGGCTGGTTTAATTTAGAAAACGAATCATAAACGTTAATAGATACAGATCTATTTGATAAAGATGGAGCCTGACATCTTCCAGTATAGACAAGTGCAATATTTTCGTTTGAGCTCACACATAGCCAGACAAGAGCAGGCGCATCTTTAAATGAATCATTTACAGTCAAATATTTTTGAAAATCGTTGTGTGGGTTAATAATATTTATCTGAAAATCATCAATGGTAAGTACTCCAAAAATAGCGTTTGGAATTGTTTTTCTGATCTCAGTAACATCCGATATAACTGGATGCCATACCCTATATGGGGTAGCCGAGTTAGTAGGCGTCTCATATATTTGCTCGCCTTCCGAGGTAGTCATAAAGATATAGTAGTTTACTATTACGATATTTGAAGCACTTGGAGCAGAGGCAAGCTTTATTTCTAGCTCGCCTGTAATCTCGTTATGATACCAATTATCATTTGAGCCAGGCGCAGAGCTAACCTCAGTCAAAGTAGATCCATTTCTTGTGATAGAAGAAATAGGATACGGGAAATTGACTGAGTAGATTCCAGATCCTTCACTTACCAATATTCCAGTGACATTTCTAGACGGGTTTAGCCTGACTAAGTACCATCTTTCGGATGCTCTCTTTACTTTTTCAAGTGCAATGCTCACTCAATTACTCCACGCGTTCCAACTAGAGTAAATTTAAATGTTGATAAATCATCAGACATAAGAAACGAGATGTAGTTAGAGCCGGAATAATTATAGTTAGTGGCTTCAATAGCGACATAGAAAGTATTACTTAAGCCGATCCAGGGTTTTGTCGGCATGCTTATACCTATCTGACCATACCAGTTTGCACCGATATTCTCGATTTGAGACAAAAGAAAATTGCTGCTTGTAGCTATCAATTTGGTTAAAGCTTTATCAGCGTATAATTTTGCTACAAGTATTTCATTGCCAGATAGTGAGCCGTGAACATATGTAGTTAAAAGAATCTGAGTTAATTGCTGATTGTCTGAAGTACTAAAACCAAAAGCTGGAACAACCTCTGCTGTGTCCATCACTCTAAAATAATCGTATTCTTTAAATTGAGTTATAGACATTAGCCGATTACCTCTTTAAATGATACCGGTAGACTAAAGTAGTTATATAGAAGGTGCGTTTTATCTAGAGCTCCATCAAATGTAACGTACTTTGTAAACTCTGAAATAGTGTCTGATATCGCTGTTGTTGGATCAAGTGCTACGAAAAATGGTGCGGTATTTCCTACATACTCATATAGATCAGATATGATTTTCCTGTCAGCTGGCACAGTCCAGTCAACATTTCCATCGATCTGCCAATACTTAGGTTTTTTCCTGTAGTAGAAGGTCCCACCTTCACTTTCTAATTCTATGCTTTTATCAATCCTAGCCGCTCTAAACCCGTTAGAAATATTACGAGTCATAGCTGCCATATCGCCTAAATAGATGACTCTTAAATCAAATATACTAGGACCATTTGGATTTGACTTGTCCTCAAAGTCTATTCGCCAATAGCGGTAAGATGAGTCGATTCCGTCAAAGAATTTAAAAATACCCTCTTCGGTTACCGTCATGGTTTCGTTTAATGGTGGGTTTGAAAAGTCATCTAGGTTATTTGCTTTGATTGTTACCGTAGCCGTATCAGGAATGGGGAAATAAGACGATACCGCACCAATAGCGATGAATGCGTCTATCTGATACTGGTTTAAAAGATCAAATTTAATCCACTCTGATGTGTGAATTCTGATTACATCTGCTGCTGTGCCAGTCCCGACGCTACTGTCTGAAGCTCCGAGATATCCGATTGTTCCCCAAGCAGCATTAGTGGTCTGAGTAAATCTTAGAATAGCTGTGCCTGACGATCTGCCGACAGTAAACTTGTAAGTGCTAGATGAATAGGTACAAGTCCAGTTGCTAGAGGATGCGTTTAACCGTGTCTGAATATGAGCAGCAAGCAGAGTACCTGTCGCATAAGTTGCATTAGTTAGAGTCACGGTTTTATCGGCACCGTCATTGATGTAGATAGTATTATTTGATGCTTTTATCTCAAATGCTCCCGACGGTCTCCAGCCTGTGAACCTGTAGGAGTCGAAAGCGGCAGATAAAGGAAAGCTTGAAAGCTGGCTCGAATAGGTGCGAGTAGTCGATTGAGCGTTCCCAAAATTATTGTACATAAACCTAATCGGTTTGCTCATACTGAGAGCCTTTCGTTTCTACGGTTTAGATCCAGTATGGTTTTGCTTAATACTTTTTTGTCTAGCGTTAGCTCGATTGTTGTTCCTGAGCTGTTTCCAATTTTTGAAGAAATCTCAGATAGGAGTGTTATCATTTGCTCGTTACCTAGCCCGCCTGCGCGTGAGTTAGCTAGGAAGTCTTTTAAATCCTGGTTAGTGCGGTTATCTACTACTCTTTCACCAGATGACAGGCGAGCCGGGAAAGTATCGTTAGGAAATCCCCTTGGAACCTCTGTTATGCCCCTAGCAAGACCCAAAGCTGCTGATATAGGATTTTTATCACCACCACCGCCACCGCCACCAAAAGCACCTTTAAAAGCATCACTAATTTCTTTTCCAAAGTTTTTAGCTGCACTAGCTATGCCGTCACCAAAGTTTTTAGCAGCGGAAGAGAATTGATCGCCCAAATCTTTAAAAGCCTCAGGCAATTTTTCTTTAAAGAAAACCGCAAAGTTATCTGCAGCTCCTTTATATTGATCTGATATGTTTCTTCCTAAACCATCTGCACCGGCTATTATTTTATCCCTAAAATCTGTTAATGCTTCTCCGATAGATTGCAAAGAAGCTGTTGTAAATTCTGCTATTTTAGGCCCAATGCTGTTAATAAAGTCTTTCGCTAATAATATACTTGGGACAATACCTCTAAAAAACTCTGTGCCTGCTTTACTGACACCGGCAACAAAAGCCTCGATTCCGTTTGCAATGCCGTCTCTAAAAGCCATAGCCCCATTCTTAACATCCCTAGGAAAGTCTCTACTAAAGTATGTTTGTACTTGTTGCTTAAATAGTGCAAATGCTGTTCCTGTATCTAAAACAGCTTTTTTGAATGCTGCGGAAAGTTCTCCACCAGCAATTTTTAGATCTCTCCTGGTATCTCTTATTGCTGCTCTGAATTCATACGCTGCATCAAGTACGGTTTTTTTAAACTCATAGGGAGCATCTAACAGATCGACTACATTTTGAACTACGTCAACAATTGCCTCTGCTACCCCTTCTACAACTCCTATTATTGCGCCAGCTGCATTCTCTGGTATTGATGCAAAAAATGCATCTAATGCCTCTAGTCCCGATTGAATTATTCCGTTTATCATAGGTCCAAGAGAACTTATGAAGGATGTAATTCCATCTAAAAATCCCTCAGCTATGAGCTTCGGTATCTGTCTAACATTCTCCACTAGAGTATTTGGAAGTTCTTTCAAGCCATCGGAAAAACCCTTGATCTGCTCTCTTAGTGTTTTAGGATCTTGCATGACCAAGGACAAAGCCTGCTGTATAATTCCGCCTAAAGCCTGTCCAGCAGGACCGGCAAAAGCGACGCCAACAGCACTTCCAATAGTTCCACCTAACCCAGCAATGAAGTTTGCAGCGCCAGACTTACCAGATTGAATAGATGATAAGAGGCTGGATACCTGACCTAGTATCGTTTCTGAAAATACTCTATTTACACTTTTAACTAGACCCTCAGAGTCAACTACTACGTTAGTTTTAAAGACTAATTCAGAGAAAACTTTAGAAATCTTTCTACTTTCAGAACTTACTATCTCTGTTTTTTCTCCAAACGTTCTTTTTATTTCTTTTATATTGTTTTCGTATGCTCTGATTTCATCATCCAAGCCCTTATCTGTTATTGCTTTTCTCTCTCTCTCATATTTTTCATCAAGAGATTTCTTTAAGTTGTTTGCTTGCTCTTTACTAACTACTCCGAGGTTTTCATATTTTTTTATAGCAGATAGGTCTTCGTCTCTTTTTATAGTTAACTTTTCTAATTCTGTCGCAGTTTCTAAAGTTATCCTTTTTTCTAATGCAGCAAACTCTTTCAGATATTTTTCTTTTTCTTCTTGAGCCTTTTTCTCTGCCTTAGTTCTTTTATCTCTTTCTTCTTTAGCCTTTTGTTCAGCTGCTGATAATTTCTCTGTCGCGTTTGCAGCTTTTAGAGATATTTCTTCTATCTTTTTAGCAAGATCATCAAATCCAGCGTTAAAGTCTTTTTGGCTTTCAACTCTCTCCTTAAAGAAAGTTTCAAACTGCAGACCAAGATTCTCTAGTTCCTGTGCTCTTTTCTTGCTTTCTTCTCCACCAAAAAGCTTAAGAAATATCTCTGCTGCTTTTAAAGATGCTGCTCCGAAAACTAGCAAGCCATTGGAAAGTATTTGAAAACTTTTAATAGCTAAACCAGTCCCGTTTACGATTTGATTTAGACTAAAAAGAAGTATTTGAACCGAAGTAGTGACAAACTTACTAATTTCCTCTGAGTTATCTTTTATGGAAGTCTCTAACAGAGAAAATATTTCTGTGGCTCCCTTTATTGCAGCTATCAGGGTTGGGTTTTCAATTACTATTTTACCGATTGATTCTTGAAAATTACCGTAAGCATTTTCAGCTTGTTTCAAAGCTCCTGCGTACGTATTTATTTGAGCAGCAGCGGAACCTCCCAGTGCATCCTGTACCGCTTTTATTCCCTTACCTGCTTCTAGCGCCTCTTTCGAAACACCAGCAAGAGCGGCTCTAAGTACTGGGGATTTACCTGTAACTCCATCGTAAGTTTTCCCTAGCTGCTCTACAGATGACGCCAAACTATCGCCAGTTACAGCTGATAACTCAGAAGCTGCTTTAACTAACTCTTTTGATTGCTCATTGCTCAAACCCATAGCTTTAGCTACGGCAAGCTGGGATATGACTAAATCATCTCCGTACTGAGTTGTTTTTTCCATTTCATCAGCAAAAGAGGCGAATTGCTCTAAAGCCTGAGTTGAAAACTCACCAGTAGCCTTTAGCTGTTGTCCTAGTGAAGCCATTGCTTGTTCTTGTGCTATAGCTGCTTGGATACCTGAATCAAAAAAATCGACTATCTGCTTACTGGCAAAAACAGCAACGGCAGCAGCAGCTACTTTCTTAAGACTTGATGTAAAACTTTCGATACTCTTTACAGCTTTTTCTGTATTAACATCAATATTAAGGGTTGCTGCATCTGCCATTTTATTTTCCTCTTTTATTTTTCTCTTGCTGTATTTCTTGAAGTTTCAAATCTATCTCTATAAAAGCATCTGCTTTATCTGCTGATAATTTGGATAAGTCAGACGTGAAACCAAGAGCAGCCAATCTTTTTCTAACAGAGTACTCATGAACGTGATCATTCTCTGGGCTTTCGTACTTATGACCTCTAAATATAGCCGCAGCCGCTCGCCTCAGCTCTGCGGCACATTCGGGTTTCCGTATCTATATTTCCCAAGTAGTTCTGTGCACATCTCTTGAACCGTAGAGCCAACTTCTGTGTCGTATTCAACGGCTTCAAGGCTATTAAAAACAAAGCCATCATCTAGCCTTTTGATGTTTATTTCTGAAACCCATTTATCCATCTGAGATGAGATTTTTTTTAGTATGGACATTGTTTTTCTTGTTCCCATCTCTTCTTCTTTAACTTCTTCTCCATTTCTTTTTCTGATTGCGTTTTCCACTACATCGCTCATTTCATCCATAAGAAGAAAGTCTTGTCTTTCATCGAATTTAGGCATGAATAATTCTACATAGCCTTCGTAATTAACTCCGTCGCAAATTCTTGGTGTAAACCTTTTGGTTGGTCTCATGGTTATCTCCGAAAGTGGTTAAAATGATCTGGTTTTATTTTAAGAGAAAACCAGCCAAAAACTCTTAATGGATTAAAGTTGTCCGATATAAAACTCAGGTGTACCAGTGTCAGAAACGAATGGCTGTAGTGTCAACTGAAGTGATACTAGACCATCGTCGTTGGTGATACTGATTGCAGTGATCTTGGACTGTGGAGCGTAGCTATAAACTACAGTTCCAGGGACCCAGTTACCGCCAGACTTAGCACCCATAGAAGTTTGGAACCTGATAGAGTCGCCCTTACGAAAGCGAGCAAGCTGTATTGCATCGTACTGATTAAGAAGAGCAGTCACAGTGATTTCAGCTTCTCGGCTATTGATGATAGCGGCACTTCTTCCAGACTCGGAGCAGATGTCTTCGATTTTTCTGACACCGCCTGACAGAGATACAGAAACCTCAGAAGGGTTGAAGCAAGCGTAGTCAGTAGCGTTTCCAATCATAACCTCTTGATTCTTAGCGATGATCGGAGCAGTTGGATCAAAGCTAGGAGTGTGTGGAGCAGCGTAAGACTGAGCGTTGTCTGCTGTGTAACCAGTTGCAGCAGCTACGCCAGTATCATCAGCAGCTACCGAGAACCCTAGTTTATCGCCAACAGAGTTAGCAGCGTTCGTTCCTGTGTTCCACAGAAGTGAAAGAAGGGTTCCTGTAGAAGTAAATTTGTATCTACCAGTTGAGTCAACGTATTCGCACAGGTGAGTTTCAGTTGTACCAGATGCGTTCATCGCAGTTGTTACAGCTTCCGCCAATTCGTGCGGGTCTTTGTACCAGCGAGACGCGATCGCTGCTTCTGCTACACCGTCGTCGTCTTCGAAGTCGATGAATGTATCAGTTGATGCGATAAAGATCGGATCGAAGAAGTAACCAAGTGCGTCAAATCCAGCAGATGCGTTAACTGAATCATTCGCAGTCATGGTATAGCTGAAGTCGTTGATCAAAGCGCCTGAGACAGCTTGTGTTGCTCCGCCGTTTCCGCCGTACCACCAGAGAGATAGGCTCGGATGCCCTGCGTTTGCTGGCGTCCAATAGACAGGCTTACCAAGTCCTACGCTTGTTCCTGGTGCATTACCTGGAGGTAGGTTAAATGAAGGATGAAAATGGTTTGTAGCTACTTCGTGAACTACGCGAACACGGTAACCGTTTACAGGGTCTTTGATCAGTACGCCGTAACCTTGAGCAAGTCCTGCTGCTGCTGCACCAGTAACATTGATTTGAGAAACAGTAGAAGAACCAGCCGTTACCCTCTGAGTTCCTTCAATGGTCTGAGTACCGAAGAAAGACTTAGCGATATCTCCCCACTGTGGTGCTGATCCCTCTGTGCCGCTGCCTTTCAAGTAGAAAGAAAGCGAAGCTGTAGGGTTCTCACCGCCCTGGATAGAAGCTGCCCTACCGATCGAAGCCTTGATCTCAAGGTTTTCGATTTGGTCGTAGTTTGGCTCGATAGAAAAATCTTCCTGTAGCGGCACGTAATCAGTTGCCGACTGCGGTAGTCTTAAAAGGTTTTGAGTTACTTCAGTAACTACGCCTAATACTGAATTTCTGCTGGAAATAGTAGCCATTTAAATTCTCCTAAGTGTTTAAGTCTTCGAAATACTCGAAAGCGAAGTTAGACTGCAAAACAAAGTATCTAGAATTTTCCAACGACAGAAACTCTAAACCGTTGTCAGATGTATACCTAGCCCTAGCGGCTTTATTGTTAAGACTAGGATCTCGCTCGATTGCTCTAACAATTAAAAAATGCTCTTCAAAAAGCTCTTTTTCTATTGCTTCTCTTCTATCTGTATCGTGCTCTGTAGATGACACCTGTCTCGTTAAAATCACTGCCATCTCGCGGTCAACCGACAGCTGGCAGCTAAGGAGTCGCTCTGAATTTGTTCCAGGACCGAAAGCAATTCCAAAGCCCTTTTTGAGGATAACGTTAGAAGTCTTTTCGATCTCATATGGGTTAGGTATTTGACGATATCCGGGCAATGCAGCCTTGATAATTGTCTCAATTTCTTCCCTTATTTCTGTGATCTTTGTCATCTATTACCTGGTAAAAAATGTTTGTGAGTGCCTTTGCTCTATAGGAGACTGGATTCCGTTCCCGTCCCTGTCAGTTTCAAAGTACTTCAGGTTTACTGCTGCTGTATATCGTTCTGCCGCGATTTTCTTAGCTTCATTGTAAGCAGATCCGAGCCCGCCGTAAATGATTTCCGCAGTTTTATGTACGCTTGCTTCTAGGAGAAGTGACCAATCAAAAAGCTGCTCGCGCCTCATGATGATTGAGTTTTTCCTAAGCTCTCTTTCGATAACCTCGGCAGCTGAAAATCCTTGTTCAATCCAGTCTGTTTTACCGGTTTCGAAAGCATCTTTTAGGTCGATATTCATTAGATCTGGGTAGAAAGTAGCTAGATCATTATCAGTACTATAAAGGTTCCCAACATAGGCCAAAGAAGTCGTATCTTTCCAGTCAACAGACCAATTCCACTTAGACCAAAAGAGATCATAGATAAAAAGGCCAGCAAGATCTGGGATATCATTTGAATCTTGTTCCGGTCCCCAAGCCTTATCATCTCTGTCTAAAGCAAAAGATACCGATCCGCTTTGAAATAGTCCGTTAGTTTCATCGATTAGATCTTTAGCAGGGTTCCAGGTAGAGCCGTCCCAAACTGAGATACTTGGCACAGTAGCAACGTCGTTAACAGTCCCGACTTTGATATATCGGCAGTTAAAAGGTAACTCAGTACCGATATAGATTGAGTCGGTTGCTGATTTAAAATCTAGAACTACGTTAACAGATCCGCGAAAATCGTTAAGAGAACGCGATATATCTTTTAAAGTACCGTTATCGTCCCAGATTATTCGCTGCTTTCTGTTCATTTTTAATCCTTAAAGTGTACTTGCTAAAGAAAAAAGCCCGTCTATCTGCTCTTCTGTCATACCTAAGCCCTGAGCCATTGAATTCATAAGCTGATTGTCTCTCGCGAAATAAGTGGCATATTCCCATTCTATTCTGGCTAAAGACCTATCAGGTTCCGGCATTGCTTCTATTGCGGCGTCTATTGTCTCGATACTGATACCGCTAATTGTTAAAGCTAATCTTATTTGCCTCGGTGTTGCCTGACTTGGGATAGCATTGGATATTCCATAAAAGTCATTTCGAATAAAATTCTTTTGCTCTTCTGACAAATCAACGATAGCAGCATCTAATTCAGACTCGCTTGTGCATATGATGCCGTTTACATTAATAATTCTCATGCAACTCTCTGAACTTTTAAGATACTTCCAGTTCTAACAGAAATACCTGTACCGTTTGTTTCTGATCTAAGTTGCACAGCAACCGCACCTGCTGTTGTTATGCTGAAAGCTCCAAATCCTATTGCTGGAAAGTTTGTATTGGCTGTCACAACACTTGCCGAGGTTACGTTATCTGTCACGGTTAGTTGAGAATATTCAAAGTTTTTATCAGTACCGGCTGTGGCTTGTGAAAAATTCCAGTTAATGACTACTTGTCCTAAAGTAGCCCCACCAGTAGTGGCAGGAGCAAGCCTAAAACCTACACCCGTTCCAGCTGCTGTACTTTGAGCTACTCCTATAAATTCAATCCTATAGTTCCCGATAGGAAGTGATGAGGTAACAAGGTTTGTAACATCAGCATAAGTATTTGAAGTGGAAGTCTGGTTAGCAGATACAAAACGGCATACTTCGAAGATCCAATTTGTTCCGTCAAATGTACACAGGCAATTTAAAGTAGTGTTATAAATAACTAACCCAGCAGGCGGGGTAGATATTGCGTTCATCTGGGTAGTTGTCATTCTAGGCGGTAAAAAACCCCTAGTTGTAGAATCTAATTCTAAAATAGACGCGGCATTGCCAGACAGAGCGCCAATAATAAGCGGGTCTGCCATGGTTTGGGTCCCACTAAATGCATTGCCTCCTGTTAAATTGGCTTTTGCATTAAGAGCACTTTGTAAGTCTGTTTGTGCCGATAATGTCCCTGTAATTCCACCCCAAGCAGGTGCAGAAGCTGTAGCGGTAATAGTTGGGTTGCCAGATACGCCGTCACCGTTAGCTATAGATATACCCGCGCCAGCTGTAATAGTTCTAGTCGTTGCTGTTCCTGCGCCAGTTCTAACAACAACACCTGATGTAGACAGGCCAGCCAATGCTGTAAGATCTGCGTCAAGAGCCTGAGCGTCAGTAATACCGTAACCGGCAAGAGTAGTAGGATTTGTTCCTGCTGTAACTCGTCCTTGAGCATCTGTAGTGACGCTTCTATAAGTCCCTGCCGTACCTGTATTCGGCATGGATATAGTTCTGTTAGCAGTAATATCGCCGCCGCCTGTTAAGCCAGTGCCAGCGCTAATTGACACAGTGCTATGGTCAATATGCTCATTTGCAACAAAGTTCTGAAGAGCGTCATGGTTAACACCAGCGGGCAATACCGCTGCTGTTATCTGGTTACCTGCATCGTTATAAGTAAAATCCACCGAAGCTGTATCAGTTAGAATCGCACCGATAGCATCTTGCGCTAATTCATCAGTATACTGTGTGATCGTTGTAGCAATGGTAAGCGTGTTAGAAGGGTCATTGTATGTAGCTGTTATTCCTGTACCAGCAACGACTAATGCAGCAACTCTATCGTCTACAGCTTCGCTAAAATCGGTAACTTGAGAAGAAGGTATCGCTACTGCTGTAGGCGTTACAGAAGAGACCTGACCCTGCGCGTTGGTTGTTATAACCGGGATAGATGTAGCAGATCCGTAAGATCCAGCTGTACCAACATTTGTAATAGCAATTGTCGGGTTACCAGATACGCCGTCTCCATTTGTAACAGTAACCCCTGTTCCAGCAGTAACTGTTCTGGTTGTAGCGGTGCCTGTTCCTGTTCTTGTTATAATACCTTGTGTAGCTAATCCGGCCACTGCCGTTAGGTCAGAATCTAGCGGCTGGTATGTAGTAGATGCATCTGATTCTAATAAGTACTGAGTATGTGGATCAGCCAAACCAACGTGAGTTGAAACGGCTGATGTTCCAGTATCAGAGTTTGTGATTGTTGGGTTACCTGATACCCCGTCGCCGTTAGAAACAGAAATTCCAGTACCTGCCGCAACGCTTCTAGTTGTAGCTGTTCCCGAACCAGTTCTAGTAACAAGCCCAGTGGCAGCAAGTCCAGCAATTGCCGTTAAATCAGCATCTAAATCTTGCTTACCGTTTAAAGCAGTCTGGGTTGCAGTACTTACTGGTTTATTTGTATCTGATGTATTGTCAACGTTACCTAAGCCGACTTGCGTTTTAGTCACGCTGTGCGGGTTAGATGTACTGGCAATATGGTTGGCCGAGTTAGTTAATGCTGTCTGTGTGGCACTGTCTAACGCAATTGTCAGAACATCGCCTGCATCATTATAGGTTACTGTTATCCCAGATCCAGCTGTGATAAGCCCGCCTACAATGTCTTCTACTTCTTCCTGAGTTATTCCGGTAGATAAGGTGAATTCGGTAGAAGTCGAATCGTAATACCTAATTGCACCTGCTCTTATGTATAAAAAAAACTTACCTGATGACGGCGGATTAGCCGGGGTACTTGCTAGTTCTGGAAGTGTAATACCGCCTGGGAGTAAACTCATAGTAAGACCACCAATGATGAATCAAGTTCAAGTTCTAATGCGCCTGTCAGTGTAATTTCTATCTGACATGTTAGCATATGTTGACCAGACTCGATCGTAAGTTCATCCGAGAGTCTGTGAATAGAAAAGTTTTTGTTACCAGATATTCTTGTCCACGGTCCTGTAGTCCAAAACCAGATAGAACCATTGTCTTGAATGTAGAAGCTAAATGCTGAAGGCGTAGGAAAAGACGCCGAGGGTGCTCCTGCACCCCCGACTACGTGCACGGTATCATTTAAAATAATACCGTCTTCGTTCTCAAATGCTCTGTCTCTATTATAGGTCAAATTAGAAACTCACTGCTTCTCTTGTTGCTCTTACATCAACGCCAGCTGTAGATGACGCTGCTGTCAAACGGATAGTTTGCGCTGCACCAGTACCGTTTAAACTTACTGCTAGAGTAAGGTCAAAGTTCGAACCAATTTTTAGTTTCGCGTATGTAGTGTCATCAACTTGGGTAGCATCAGCAGAAACTGTACCGTTGTGCGTTGCCCATACTTCAAAAGCTTTTACGCGAGCAGGGTTTGCAGCTTCACGAGCGTAGACGTACCACTTAACCGCGCAAACACTGTCGACTAAAGCTGAATCAATTACAGTTGTACCAGTTACACCATTTTGGCTGTAGGTGATTCCTGACTCAACTGCTGTTTCCAAAGATTGGAGAGCTTCCTTGATGTCAGAGTTATCTGGAATAACTGAACCAGTGAAAGTACCTAAATCCGTAGAGTTTTCAGCAACACCAGATAGAGAAATCAGATCGTTAACGTTTTGATCGATTTCTTCCTGTGCGGTTTCAAGAGCCTGGAGGGCTTGCTTGACTGTCTGGTTATCTGGGATTGTTGCGCCAGTGAATGTACCTAAGTTAACTGCACCCTGAGCAACACCAGAAAGAGAGATTAAATCAATCTGGTTACCGTCTAGTTTTTCGATTGCAGAGTTAACTGTATCAGAAGAAGAAACGTTTCCATTCGTCTGAGTATATCCTGATGCCATGCCGATACCGTCAGCAAAGTTCCAGTTTACATCAGATACTTTAACCGCTGGAGATCCAGCAACAGGGATATGAACAATAGCTTGCTGCTCTTGAGCTCCTGGGGAGTCAGGCAAATAAGCTTGAACCATAAACGTATCGTTATCCGCAATGGCTACGCTTGCAGTAACGAGCGTGATAGATGTAGCAGAAGCAATTGCAGAGATTCTAAAGAGAGCTGGTGCGCCGTTTAGGTCGCCTAAAACGTGGTTTCCGACTACCCAGTTAGTAGCGTCAACGCCTGATTCGTTGTCAGACCATGAAGTTGGATCGATTCCCGAACCAGCTGTCAAAGTGTCGTTTGTACCCGCGACAACCTTCTCACTGCGCCAGCTAAGCTCGTCAAGGGATACGTTGCCGACTTCTTCCCAGTCAGCTAGAGCATCGTTGTCAGCAGTCTTCTTATAAAGACCGCCAGTTGTGAGCATGAAAATAGATCCGACTGGTGCCGCGTCTTGCTCGCCAGAATCTCCACCTGGTGCGGATGTACCAAAAAGAATTTCTACCGCGACTGTATCCGAGTTAGTTGCGTTTAGCCTGATGCCTTTTTCGATTCCATGTAGAACTCTAGCCATTTAAAACTCCCTTTTTAATTTAGCTTAGTGAGGATAATAGAAACTGGAAAACTCTCGTTGTTTGTTGCTGAAAGCACAGCATTCAGCCCGATAACATCAAAAACAAAATCCAAGTCTATGTTATCACCTATCCGCCCAAACACAGAATCTGAGACTCCTGAACTTTCCTTAGTTACAATCATCTCGAGAGTTTTATAAACGTTATTAGCATCACTATAAGACTGAATATAATATTTTGTACCTTTGAATTCTGATAATAAATTGCTGTCTATATCTAACGTTTGAGACGGCGCAACGATATACTCCGATCTCGCCCACCTACTGGAAAATATAGCGTTTACAATAGCCATTAGGGTTATGCCAATTCTTCAACTATTAGTTCTGCGCTTCCTGTCTGTGACTTACAATACACGACTATTGAATCTGATATATCGTAAAAACGTTCTGAACCGTTATCGATCGGAACACCTACGTAGCCTGAAACTGAAGCGGAATAATTTATTTTAACTTGTTGGCCTGATCTGTTTATTATGCTGATTGCATTACGGTCTGCGAGTGCTGTTGCTGGTAGTGCTGTCCAAGTTGTATCGTTGACGTTTACTATGCTAACTCTACCGGCTATTTTTAAACCGCTAGGAGTGAATTCACCAGTGACCCCGCCTTCTCCAGCGGCTATTGCTACCCTAACAGCCGTTTCATTTGCGGAAGTCTCTAAAAACTTAGCTTTTTCAAGCGTATTTATGTTTTCATCTAAAGCCATAAACCACCTGGTAAAAAATACTGACCTAGTTACCTACCGCTAAATAACTAGGCCAGCATTTATCAATTACGCTTTTACGTAACCGATTACGAATTCGACTTTACCAGCTGTTAGAGCAGCTGTACCGATTGTCATGATCAACTTAGCAGCTGCTGCTAGGTAGAAAGGACAAGCGATAACGTTTGGAGTTCCTTCTAGTGCTGGTGGGACAATAACCGCGCCAGCAGTCAAAGAAGCAACCGCTCCTTGAGTAGTGTTGCAGAAACGATCGTCGTCTGCTGATGGGCCCCATTTAATGGTAGCAGAACCGCCAGAAGTACAAGCAGTCTTAACAACTAGGCGAGCGTCAACAATGACGATGCCGCCAGCGCCTGCAGTCATAAGATCAAGTGCGCCAGTTGCGCCGCCGTCTACTGAAAAATCATAAGTAACTCGTGCATATTCGACTTGGTTATTGAAACCAGCGCCGACTGTTTGAGCGTTAACTACTGCTGCCATAATTATTTCTCCTTAATTTTGTTTTTAACTTTTTTAACAACCGGCATTGTCGGAATAATCCAAGCGATATGCGCGCCACCTTGAGCGTAAATAGTTACGATTCTAAATGGCAACTTGATCTGCCTTAACTGTTGCGTCAACTCTTCAGGTGAAGAAGCAGTTAAGTGCTGTATCTTTGCATTCTCGCTTAGACTTTCCGCTAAAAATTCCATGATATCCCTTAGCTGTTGTAAACGACGATATGCTTATTAGCGCCTTCGATTCCAAGTGCAGAACCGACGATCAAGCGGATTGAAATCACGTAGCCGAATTGCTTGTTAGAGTGCAAATCAGATACTTTGATTTCTGGCATTGATTGCATAACAAGGTGCAAGAAATCTGGGTGGAAAGCAAGAGCCATGTCTTCTGCGCCAGTGACGAAAGAAGGCTTAACAGTTGCGCTAATTGAATTGTCTTCGAGGATGTTGAATCCGAAGCGTTGACGAGCCATTTGACCGCCGATAACTGGAGCTTCGCCACCAGTGTAATCAGAAGAAGTCAAAGTCTGCGCGTTCAAAAGATCAGTCATGTAGCTTGGATCTGCAAGCAACCACCAGCCGCCATCTTTACGCCATTTTGCTTGGCTAGCAAGCTTACGAACGTTGTTCAAAGCAGATGCGTTGAAGTCAGTAACGCCAGATGTTCTATGGTTTGGAGCAGAAGAAGAAGGAGCAACTTTAGTGTAGAGGTATTTGTTTAGTTCAATTTCAACAGCTTCCATCAGGCCTTGACGGATTTTAGAATCCTGCTGGCCGATTTGAGACTGAAGTCCAACCAAGTCATCAAATTCATAAGCGGCAGTAATAACCTGATCCGCAATGATATCAACATAGCTAGTTGAAAGTGTTTGAGTTTGAAAAGTCTCGTGACCAGATCCGACGGTTTTACGCTGTGCGGTTGGACGATTAACTTGGCTTACTCTGACGCGGTCGCCAGCAGCTTTGATATCGCCTTGGTAAGCTTTATTTACCAAAGAAGGGAGTAAAGTGTTTTCTTTCAATTGATCCATGAAAGTTGGAGACCAGAAAGCCTGGACCTGATTCTGAACCTCTGCCAATAAAGTTGCGCTCATGTTTACCCTCTCGTTAAATTATTTTGGTATCGTTACACGTCCCTCACGTACAGCAGCCCATTTTGCTGGGTCTTTGTGCGGTAGAGCCTTCCACGTTTCATAATCCATTTTAGAATTAGGGTTCCCTGCTGGTGCATCACTCGGCATATTCGGTTTACCGCCAGCGACTTTAATCGTCTCTGGAAATGTTTTCCGATACGCCTCTACTGTTTTCGCTACCGTCATTTCATCCACCATCTTAGTCGTTGGATCGATGATGATTTGATCTAGCGGTATCAAGTCCCAGTAGTGTTGCGGCAAGTCCCCGCCCAAGGTTTTCAAAAATGCGTCTAGTTTCCTAGCTACAACTCTTTCATTTTCTATTGCAGAAAGTTGGGCTTGAGCAGCTTTTAGTTGCTCGTCTCTTACTTGTGCCAGCTTCTCGAAATTCTTTTGCCGCTCAAGCTCTTCAGTTTCCCGTTGCGCCTCGCGGTTTTTAATTTCTTCTAGCTCTTTTTCAAGAGCAGCAGCTCGTTCAGCAGCTTTCTTTTTCTCTGCAAGTAGTTTTTGATGAGTATCGTAAGCGACGACATCTTTTTTGTTGACTGGCTCATCCCCACTGGGAATGGTAGTCTGGTTGGTCCCACCGGAACCGTCTTGGGTAGTCATCTAAAATTCTCCTATTATTTAATCACTATCTTCTCGATCTGACAAGCGATGAGAAGTACTTCCTAAATGTTTTGGTAACTTCTTCAACTTCGTCATTGGCTAGTTCCATAAATGGACGTGCCGAGGATACGAAGCCAGCTACCCGTTTATTCCTATCCGAGTCAAACGTAACGACAACGCCGCCAGGGACTTTCTTTTTAACTAATCCGTTTAGCATCTGGCCGCTAAAGGTAAGATTTGACTTACCCGGCGATGCAAATGGCGAGAGCCTTCCTCTATTTCTTTTACGAAACTCTACATATTTCTTAGATAAAGGCTTTAATTTTGTCTTTCTACCACCGTCAACACCGTATCCTGAGCGGGTTCGGCGTCTGATAATATCGATAACAATGTTGCCAATGACATCAAGTCCCTTGCCTTTACTGGCTTCCTTGATGATAGATCTCAACTTCTTAGTGAAGTCAGCAACGCCTTTATCGAAGTTACTCATTTTGGTTGGTAGTATCCTAAGTTATCTAAGAGTTTTTGAGTAGTAATGAGACTTAAGTTATATTTCTCAGCTACTAAAGCGCGAGCTTTAACGTGTGCGGTATCTGGTCCTTCCGCTTCGAATAGCTCATAGTATTCTAAGAAATCATCCTCTAGTTCTCTCAATGCTTCGCCTCTGCTTTGAATTCTCCGCACCAATCATCTGGCTCAACGGAAGGATATCCAAGAAAGGGAATAAGTTCGTCGCTGCTATCCATAGCTGCAGATATCGCAGGAGGATAACGCTTACATACATCATCATCAAAGTAGATGCACTTCTCGCACTTCATTGAAACTCCGTGGTTTTTTTATAGCCATAATCAAAAATTACTTTTTCTCCAGATGAGACATGCACCTTTATTTCAAAGGATTTTTTGAATAAAGTTAGCAACAAAGATAAGAATAGATTTATAGGCAATAAAAAAAGCCTCATTTGATCCTCGATTCTATTATGTCAAAGTATTCTTTATTTTGTTCAACACCGATAAAATTGAAGCCTAAGTTTTTAGCTGAAACCAGTGTTGAACCTGATCCGGCAAATGGATCAAGTACAGTTCCACCTGTTGGTGTAATTAGTTTGATCAAGTATTCCATTAGCTTTGTGCTTTTAACTGTAGGATGGGTGTTGTCTGCGCCCTTGTCTGATTTTGATGCCTTGGCTACGTAGAAGAAACGGGAAGCGCCGCCTGAATCGCCTTGCCTATTTGCTGTTTCAAATTTTAACCCACTCTTAAAATCCACGTTTTCTGTATTTTTATATGGTTTCAAGTCACCGCTCTTTAAAACCCCACTCTGCCCATCCAGCAACTCAGCTGCATGCTCGTCTAGGACTAGGTTGGCAGGGAAGCGGCCTGTAACATTACTGCATTGATAGTCTTTGTTCCAGCCACTTCCAGAATGTTCTGGGCGTCCCATAGTCTGAACCGTATTAGTTGATGCAGGACCGTTGTATCTAACCTCAGTGCCTATCCTACAACCATCAATATTAATACCACCCGTCCCATGCTTTAAAACATTTGCAGCTACAGTTTTTTCTGACAGTGGTTTTCTGATTAATATCCAATGCTCACTAGCTGGCTTAAGAGCCGTACCGTAGCCTTGCCATTTTTTGGCGGCATCGGTGGCGGGGGCTGTTACATCTAATTGCAAACGTTCCTTGTCTTGTCCTAGACCTGTTCCCCATCCACCTGTTTTGCTTATCGGGTTTCCTCTTGTGTCCTGATTGCTATACGGTTTTTTTCCGATAACTTCTCTTTCAGCCCCAGCTGCCTTATCAATCGCCTTACTAATATCTAGCGACTTAGGAAATCCTGTACCAAACAAATGGGTAACAACATCTCTGACCTCAAATCCTGCATTTTCTAAAGCTATTGCAGTCCAGTGCGAAGTACGTGGCAAAGCCCAAACTAAACCGTGAGCACCTGGCTTTAATACCCGCAGACATTCCTGCATAACTTCAGTCATCCAAGAAACCCATTGATCTCTACCGCCTTTATCGCCGTCCCAGGCTTTACCCATAAAAGAAATACCAGCAGGCGGATCGGTTACAAGAGAATCAATTGAATCTGATTCCAAGTCTTTCATTTTTTCAAGGCAATCGCCGTGAAAGATCATTTGAATTCCTTTAGTATTTCATTTAACTCTGATTTATTTATACCAAGAAATGGCCGTGTTTTGCTATTACCATCTGCTTTATCGTTTGAGAGTGTTCCGTTTTCAAAGCCGATTAGTATCTGATTACCCCTAGCAGATAAGATACGCATCTCTTCAAGCATCTCGCCTGATAGCTTTAGGTTTACCTCGTTCTTTGATTTACCTGCTGCCTTAAAAGCTGCTGACTTTACATAGGAATCAGAATAGGCAGGGAAGTTAAACCTTCGCCCGCCTTTTATTCCCACGCCTGATAGTGTGCGCTCCTTTATGTAATCTAGAATCTTCTCAGCTAGGACTTCCTTCTCGTCCTTCGCTAGATCCAGATCCTCCGGAATCTCCACTTTCGTTCTCATCCATGCCATTGACTTCAATTACCTCGCTAGATCCAAGCTCCAAAAGTAGTTCTTCGATCTCTTCTTCTGACATATCTGGATTAAGTCTTTTTAGTACGATTCGCTTAGTAGTTAGTCCCGATCTTAGTTCTTCGATCGCTTCCTTAACTAGCTCGCTACGCTTTTGCATAGACAACTGTTCAGGGAATTGGACTGTGACATATGAGGTCGCAGCGAAGAACGTGCGGTTTTCAATTAGGCCAAGTGATGACCAAACTGGATGCATCTTGTGCAACACTAGATCCCATAATTCTTCTTCAGCATATTTGAAATAAGGCACTTGCTCCTTGCGGTCTTCTGCCGTATCTGCCTCGTCAATCATCTTGGAGATACCAGAACTAAAGTTAGTCCCGTTAATATCCCCAATAGCTCCCGGTCTAATGCCGCGCGAGTTAAGCCAGAAAGCTAACTGCGATGCTATCAAGTTTAGAGAGCCATCGACATTCATCTCTGGTTTGAGCGAGCCGATTTGAGGCTTTGACTCGACGCCAATCTCAGACTTAAAAGTCCAGAAAGCATTAGGAGCCATCTTTAAGCCCTGATCTGAAACATCGATACCGTAGAGAATTGAGAATGCTTGAAACATCGAAGCGTAGTTCGTGTCTGCGAGTAACGTGGGGATAAGTATCGCCATACGCTTAGTGTCAGTATCTTGAATCGGCATAACGCAGTCGCTAGAACGATTCACATAAACGTAAGGTAAAGCACCGTAAAAGTTGATGCCTTCCTGATTATTTTCAGGCGCAAACATCTGTGTGATATCGCGCTTATCCTCGTCAAAATATACAAATTGGTTTTTATCTACAGCCTTAAAATACCTGCGAGGTTGACCGGTAGGTGTTGCCTGATACTTACCCTCATACGTGACAACCAAAGTAGGTACCGTTGGATCTGATTTATCATAAGATATAACGAGGACGCGATGTGACGGGATAATCCGAAGCTTTGGAATACCTGGTAACATCGGATCTGGCTTATAGAGATAAGGCTCAATCAATGCCCGCTTAGTCAAATTGAAGTAGGCATTAGCCAGCGCCATATTCTGATTGATCTTGAAACTTTCTGCGTACCATTCGAATAGCTCTTTCTCTGATTCGGATCCCTCGCATATGCGTTGCGGCGGATGTGCGTAAACTTTACTCAGCTTATCCATAATCCGCTTAAGGATATTAATCGGCGGAATTCTAAACTGCGCTTGCTCATAGCTTTGAGGGGATAGCTGCTTAGCTAACTCTCTCTCAATGTATTGAAGCAAATCCCCATTGTAGATATTGTATAACTCATAGTTATGATGCAGATATTCGTCGTATTTCTTAACTTCATTTACTAGATATGGAATGTCCATTATTTGCCTTTTTGCTGCATACTTCACAGCCTATAGGTTTCATGTAGCCGAATAAATGGCCTGAGACGTAACCGAAAACAAAGACAATGCCGGGCGCTTCTATGCCAGCGTTAACTAGAAATCTCGAAACAGAGATATCTACGCCAACCCCAGTGGTGACACAGATTAGGTCATATATTCCTAACGCTATAATTCCAGTCGTCGTAACTAGCGCAGTAGTCTTCATTGTGAATTTAATCACATCTACCTCAGGTGTTGTTTTGATCTTGGTTAGTATTGTACGGGCATTATGCCGAGGTTGTCAAAGGCTTACAAGGATGTCTAAAGTTTTTGGTAGGAAGTCCGATAGGCATTAAAAGGAGAATAGAAATGGAAACTTTTTTTACAGTCTATCCGATCTTGGTCGTGCTTTTCTTTTTGACTAGAGCTGTATGGTCCTCTGATTCCTAGGACTCATCAGAACAGTAGCAGCATAAATTCCGTACCCTGCCGCCGTTGTCACGTGTTGAAACGGGAAAGCTGGCCCGTCGTTCTCTTGATAGCTTGCGCCTTTTAAAAGCTCAACTAGCCTAAAGCCCTTGTGTAGATTCGGGCACTCTTCATAAACAAATAACCGCACATCATTATTTGCGTTCTTAGCATATGCGTTAACCATATTGTGGCGTTGTCTCACTGGCGGGTTAGCGAGAGGCACTATTTTCCTAAATGATATAGGCTTACCTTCTGCGGTTTTGTAGTTCGATAGGTAGTCGACAATAATTTCATAGTCGTCTCTTCTGTTCCGCGTATCCTTATGCTTACCACTCGCATCTCCATTAACAACAAAGTAAAGACAAGGCATATCGAGAATTCCGCGCGCTGCCATTTCCTCTAAGCTATCTTGCGTACGCATACCTTCAATGACGATTTCTTTTCCAAAATGAAACGTGTCATTGATGTACTGAAATACGCACGCCGATAACGGCTTACCCACGCCTATGTTAAAGTCCCACGACAAATGAATCGGGTAGTTTGGATTAAAACGGTACGGCTTTGGAACGTAGTTGTCTTCACTATATGAGTAGTAAACCATGTCCTTGGATATTTCGATCCAGAGGCCATCTAAAAACCTTTGAGCCCTGCGTTCGTCCATATTAGCGCGCAACCCAGATATATAAATTGGGTCAAGGTATGGGTTATCTTCTGTTCTGCTGTAAAAAACATAGCGTGTTGGGTGTTGTTTGTTCTGATTGACCGCGATGAACTCGTCGTAGATCCAGTGACTGGGGGAATCAGGGTTCGTTGCAATTACAAGTACATTCTCAGAAATGTGTGGAATACGTCGCAATCGCGCTTTGATTTCCTCATAACCATTTTTATCCTCAAGGTCGTTCTCTGTGCCTTCTTCAATTAGAACCATTGAGAAAGATCTCGACCTAGCGCGCTTATAGCGACGATCTGACCAAAAAATAGGGCTGATCTCAGATCCATTTTTAAATCTGATAGATCCACGAGTGGTGTTCACCCAATAATCTTTACCTTCAACTAAGTAGTTAGTAAGTCCCTCGCGTGCATCCGTTTCTATATGGTCGATGATTTCTTTGAACAATGTCTGTTTCAAATCAGGTAACGATTTACGCACGATAGCTATACCAGCGCGTGGGTACATGAGTGCATGTGTTACGGCAAGATGAGCAAGTAGCGCGCTCTTCATAGATCCATATGATCCAGATAATAGGATCTCTAAATTACCGCGACTGTAATCAAATTTATTTCTTATTAGATCGACAACCTTTGATTGATATCCGGTTGGCTGGAATAACTGTAGTGAGGGTTTACTGGTTTGCATTGGCCTGCTCTTGGCGGGCTATTTTGTTTTTTCGATATTTTATTGCTCGTTCGTTTACACATTTGCGGCAACTTCTGCCGATTTTGCTTAAAACAAGATTGCCATCAACTAGCTCGTGCCCTTGAGGACAATGAGTTTTTTTCTGCTGCCAACTACGTCCTTTAGAATTGCGGTCACGTGAATTATCCTTATCAGTACCAAGAAAAAAATGTGAAGGATTAACGCAATCTCTTTGGTCACATGTATGGCATACAAGAAGGTCGCCTGGATCATTACCTGTAGCTAGCTTATAAGACAGCCGATGTGCCCTTACGCCCTTGCCGTTTATGCTGATTTGTCCGTACCCATCAACCTTAGTTCCTGTCCAAAGCCAGCAACCTTGTTCGTTACTCTTGTCAACACGTCTCCAAAATCGCTGCTCTAAAGTAACAACAGGTAAAGTCTCAAGAGTTCCATTTCTATTGAGACGATCCCTGTGCATTCCGCAATATATTCTGCCGTGAGCTTTTCTCTGGCATCCGTCTGCTACGCAAATGTAAATTTTTTTTGTTGGCAATTCGAGTTGACCATGCGTATGTAACCGCTTTAAGTGCATGGAACAATAACCCCTGCCTTTTGTTTTTTTGCCGCATCCATCAACAGAGCATTGCTTCATTATTTTTTCCCGTTGCACCTATAGCGAAGGCACCTAAGAGAAATCCCTAAATCCCTAGCCGCCCGCGTCTTGTTCCCGTCGTGTAGCTTTAGGACATACTCAATATGATCTCTAACCATCTCATCCAACGGGTACTTGGGAACATAGGCCTTATTCAAAACCTTATTCACGCGACTAATCGTAACACCTAAGATTGTCACAATTTCTTTAACCGTGTACTTAGGCGATAGTTTTAAGATGTCTTCATCTAACGATTTGAATTTAGATTTCATCCAGCTTCTTCATCCCGTTTGTATGCGAGACTAAATTCTCCAAGAACGTCGATGTCCTGTTCGTCTTTAATCTTACCAATTGAACGTTGAAGGAGTCCCTCAAGAGCATGAGAACAGCCTTTTGAAACTCCTTTAGCAATGATGGCGGCAATATGAATTTCTAACATAGTGCCTTTTTTAGAATCAGCAAAATCCTTTAACTCTCCAGGACCCAAACTGTACAAATCTGAGATAGTCCCATTAACTTGGTCGCGAGTTAAAAGATTCTTTTTTTTACCGGATGGATTTCCTGACTGTCCTTTTTTGAACGGCCTTAAATGTTTGTTTTGCGGTCTTTCACTCACTCTGCAACTCCTTCTGCTAGCAGTGTGAAATAACTACGTTCTTTTTTTATAGAGCGGAAAAAAGTGCATAGCGGCTATATAATCATTATCTTTTACTAGACCTAACCGTCTAGCGCCGCGATCTATAATCTTCTTTACTAAGTCAGCTTGTACAACTGTTCGCTGCTTAGCTAGAACCTTGCCAAGGCATAAAAGTACTTCTTTAATTTGAGCCACGCTTAGCTCAATCTTTTTGCCTTCTATTTCGGCTATAGCTTTAGCTAGTTCGTTGAGATTCATTGTAGCACGTCCCTCACGTATTGAAAAAACCCGAGACCGCACAAGAGAGCAGTCCAGAACATGCAGAACAGCAATGAGACAACCGAACCGTGTGAAAGCCGATCCGCAAGTGAATCATCATCGGCTTTAGCTTTTACAAAAGCATGGAGAATTGTTGCCAGGAAGAAATTGGCGAATGAGATAAAGAATCCGTATTTAAAAAACTCGAACATTGTGCCTCGGCAAGATTGTTATAGGCATTTTTATCCTGTTCTTTAAATACGGTCTAGGAAAATTAATCAGAACGGGATTTCCGATGATTCCGCGTCATCCGATTGCGCTGCCTCTGCCTGTCCAACTGGCTTAGTCAGAAACTGCACAGAGTTTGCAACGATATCTGTCCTGTACATTTTAACACCATCTTTATTGTCATAGGTGCTATATGAAAGCTCGCCATCGATCGCTACCATCGAACCCTTCGCGAGATACTTGCCTACATTTTCAGCAGTCTTTTTAAAGCACACCACGTTGTGCCAACTTACCACTTCCTGTCCGCCAGACTTCTTAGACGTGGCAACCGAGAACTTAGCGATATCCTCGCCTGCCTTCGATTTAAACATCTCTGGGGTTTTCCCTACTCTTCCTACAATGATCACTTTTGAAAAACTCATTTTATCTCCTTAATGGGATTCTGAATTGAATCGCCAAAATGTTTAATAACCAAATCTCTTATTTAAGATGAATTCTTTTTTTGCGTAAAAGTCTTTAAATACAAATGAATAGGCCGTCAAATTGCATTGAGGACAAGATATAACCAAGTTATTTAAAGAGTTACTTCCACCAAAAGATACTGGCTTTATATGATCAACATGAAAATCAATATTAGATATGTCAATTGCGCAATAAGCACACTCTCTGTTCTGAATATCTAAAAGATTTTGGATTGTCTTTTTGCCGAAAATACGGCGGCGCCTTGTTCCAGCAAGAAGTCTATAGTCACCTCTTTTAGGTTCAACTATTGGAATGTCTTTGATACTAAGATCACATTCTGGACAAATAGCTTTTTCGTAATCACATAAAAATTCATTTTTGCATTTAGGACAATCAAGCTTAATTAGAAAACAATCGCCAGCTTGGATGATTTCTTTTAGCCTAACTGCTCCAAACTTTTTATAATATTCTAAACTCATTATATCCTTTCTATAACCATAAGCAAAAACAAGCGATGACAAGAGATAGAGAAAAAATAATTAGGACATTGACGGTTTTACTCATTAACCATTCTCAGTGATTTGAACGCCTGTTTTGCAATCGACACCGGCATCCTGGATCGAATCCCTAAAGTGCTTTAACTCATCCCATCGCCGTCTAGCCGCTGTGAAAAGCAACCTAGCTACAAAATGAGAGCATCTTTCGTGATTAGTTGCCATTATGATAGGCACTCCTCGCGCTATCCAACCAAGTGCAGAGCCTATCGCTTGCGACGATGTTATTTTAGACTTCCATTTGTATTGACCAATTAACCAATTAGCTGCCTCCAGTTCGTTCCAAGTAGCCTCGACTACTATCGCCCTAGTCTCGTATGCCAAGAGCCTCTGGATCTCTTTTTCGAACCTCTCGCGTTCCCTGCCAACGCATCCCAAGAAATCAGGTAGAGACTTGCGCTCGATTGCTACCGATTGTTCCAAACCCTTCACACTGTAATCAGCGGTTGGAAGGCTACCGCTTACCATTTTTAGAGGCGTTAGATCCAATGGCTTTTGTTCCCTAGAATCCACGATTCCGGTCACCATTTCCGGTACTAAAATTTTCTTCATTTGCCTACTATTTAATCAAAGGTTCATATATATGATCTAAAAATTTTTGTACTGATCAAATACTGATCGAATACTGATCAAAAAACTGATCTAAGTATTTAATATTTTAGAAATACTGATCAGACTGATCAAAATACAACTTTATATATATATATGTCATTTACACTATTCTCTAAAAAGCAATTTCTGTATATATATAGTCAAAATGATCAGTCTGATCGGATAATTAATAAAAACAAAGACTTATGATCAGTATTTTGATCGGTCTTCGATCGGATCGTGATCAGTCCAGTTGCCTAAAAAAACGCCATCTTTTTTAGACATTCCAGAGTACCCCCACCTTTTGGTGTCTTTTATTCTTACCTTTTTTATCCCCATATTGTTCTTCCAGCTTTCTAAATATTTCCCGCAAATGTTTGTCGAAAAAATCTTGTTTCTAGAAAAAACTAGCTGAACATCCGAGGCGGATACGTAGTCATTCTCGTTTTCACTTTTGACAAAATACTTATCAAAAAGAGAAATATATTTTTCATCTACAATGGATGATTGAGCTTCGGCTTTTTCTTCTACGGGAATAGGCCCGTGATTTGGACATAAGTTATTGTATATATCTATACATTCCCTTATTATTTTAGGAGCTTCTAGCATAAGGTTTGCATAATACTGTGGATCTGGATTCCCTTTGATTGGACCTACATGACAAAATATCGCGCGCCTAAGGTCGGCCATGCCTCCGCTTATGGTAAGTTCCTCGTTACTTAAGAATAAAAACTTACACATCAACTCGGTGCTATAGGCATCGCCATGTTTTCTCTCAATCCTGATGCTGTCGCCACCGGTCAATGTTTTAAAGAAAGCAGAGCTAGGAAATGAGGGCTGATCGCACTCTGGAAAAATTACTAATCGTTTACCTAGAAACGAATATGTCCAAAAATTATTGATTCGAGATTCTTTTGGGACGAAATCAGTGTGGCAGGATGGACCAAGTATATTTCTTAACAGAAATGTCAAAGCACCCTTGCCGTTTTGTCCTTGGCCATGCAGGTAGATATATTGCTGTCTGTCCGCTTTGGGATCAAACAAACTCCCGATGAAAGCACAGAGAGCAATATTATTTGAGCAGCGTGATAAAAACTCTTCAAATAATGGAGGCGTTTCAAAGCTCGCCTCAGGCAGGTCAAATATCAATCTATGGAAAGTCAAACCTTGATCTGATTTAAAAGAAATAGCTTTTGGTTCCTGGATAGGCTCAATCATTGCCATCCACATATTGGCAACTTCTTGTGCTTCTCTGTGGGTTAAATATAGCTTTCTCTTACCGCACGAATTAAAAAAAGAGACTATTACCGAAACGAGAGCTTGCTTGCTTACGTAAGATACAACTTGATTATCTCCCTCCAGTAATAATTCTTTTACTCCAGACTTTGGTTCATAGACGTGAAACTTATGCGGCCAAGGGGGAAGTCCGGGATGTATATTATTAATCCCTAAAATAGCTTCGAGATAGGTTTCAACTTTTTTCTTACGTGGTTTTACGACCGGTGCAGCTTCCATAGTTTTCCTCACAACATGGTTAAGCTAAGACAAAGTTTTAAAAATTTTGATTGACAATATAGGTGAGTGCGTGTCACATATGAGGCAATCATTTTGTTTCTAAAGATACTCCTACGTTTTGCGACACAGGGAGTATTTTTTTGTCTTAACGGGATTTGAATGATCCAGATTGCTACCGTCTCTAAAAAGAGTCAAGCAGAAATAAACCATAAAATTAAGACGTTTTGTGGATAAGCTGTTAGCTATTTGTTGGTAAGAAAGTTTTTTCTTGCACTTTTGACAGTAGAAACAATCTCTTTTATATATTCGTCTATGACGCCTTTATATGTAGGCGCATTAATTATTATTTTGATTACATCGTTTTGATTATATCCAGCTTTAAATAAGTCTTTGGCAAATCTCCATGTATTAGTATTTCTTTTTCCCTCTGGAAATTTTGTGTGTAAGTAGTCAACTGCAAACTGACTTAGGTCCCCAATTTCTTCAACTGTATCCTCATAAATAATTTCCTCGTATTCTTTTGTCTGTATTTTATATCCCTCTGCGTTAATACTCACTATAGCCTTACATGGTAAAAAATATCTGCCGAGATCCACGCAACTTTTATCAGCGTGAAAAGCCATATTGCTTTCAATTAACTTATTCATATTTGGTTTGTAATTTGATGCTTTGATAATGGGTTTATCCCAAACTGAAACGATTCTAAATCTGTCGCAGGTAATACCGTTCTTGTCTTTTTGATGAGAAACAGTTGTACCAATAACGTGGATGGTATCGCACCAATCATTCAAAGCATCTCGCAATGTGTACTCAGGACTATCGAAATCTAGAGCGACTAGGCTGGATAGAAAAAAGTTAGACGATTTCCGCACGCCATTTCTGAATACAACTGGTGACCAGCAATGACTTGTTATCGTATCCGCGAAATCAGAAAGCGTTGCGCTCCGCAAATCCCATCCTTCCGCGTATTGTTTGGAAATAGCGCTTTTTGACTTGGACATATCTGGTATTTTTCTGTGAAAACTGAAGTCCTGTCTAATATGAGATATATTTTCCAAATCTTATAAACCCCCGATATCTTTAATAATAAAATACTAGTTTAACTAGGCAAAAAAGTATAGTAGGAAATTGATTCCTAACACAACATCAGGAGAAATAAAATGAAAGAAGTTATCGACTACATGGCAGACGCGATAAACAAACACAACGATTTGATTACAGGTGAAAAACCAAAGCCAAAAGTTTCCCTACAGTGGGCGGCTATCTGCCTAAATGAAATCGCAGACGAGATTGAAAAGGGCGTATCAATCAGTGACGCGCTAATGATTCAATTCTCGGAGCACCAAGCTAACATCCAGGAAAGTATCGATCGCCGCAAAGCTTTTAAACGCTATCTCAAAATGATGATTGAAGCGTGCAAAGAACAAAAGAAATTCATCGCAGAAGAACAGGCGAGATTTGAATCTGTCCTGGATAAATTCGAAGAAAAAACAAAAGAGATTATCGAAGCCAATCCGAACATTCCTTTTACTGATTCTTTGGGGAAAAAAGTTTCTGTATCTCGCAACGGTACGCCGCGACTAGAAGTCGATTTTCCATTAGGTAGCAAATCAGTTGGGAACATCGTCGATCTAGAGCAAGCGAGTTTTTTTGGAGTGCCAGATGAGTATATACAGCAAGTCTCATTCCACACGTTGGATACTAAAAAACTAAAAGAAGACATGACAATCGGCCAGATTTTTAAATGGGCAAGAATTCATTACGGCACTCAGTTGAGAGGACTATAAACATGAGGACATCAGAACAAGTTACAGAGATTCAGGCCGCCCTATCTGCAATGCAAGGCGAGTTACAACCAGCGCTCAAAGATAGTACTAATCCTCATTTCAAATCAAGATACGCGGATTTTTTCGCATGTAAAGGCGTAGCTCAAAGTGTAATGGCAAAGCACGGACTATCTGCAATTCAAGGCATTTTATCTGATCCCGACAAAGGTTGGATTGGAGTAGAAACTCGGATAGGCCACGTATCAGGGCAGTGGTTGGAAAGTGATTCATGGTGCAAGCCTAAGGGACTCTTGCCGCAGGACGTTGGTTCCGCTGTTACGTACCTAAAAAGATATTCCTTATGTGCAATGCTTGGCATAGTTGCTGATGACGATGACGATGCGAATCAGGCACAAGGTAAAAACGATGAACCGAAAAAAGAAGAGCCTAAGAAATACCAAAAGCCAGTAGATCCTAAAGTTTTAGATGACAAATATTACACCGGCACTAGCACTCAAAAAAAAGCTGTTAAAGAAATCCTCGCGAAGAATGCTGTGCCTGAGCAGGATTACGAATTGATTCATGAAGAGTTAATGAACAAAGAAAAGAAACATCTATTTGATGTTATTTTAAAGAGGTATGAGCCGTGATTTATTTAATTATCTATCTGTTGTGCGGGATTTGCTTCGCATGGAATTGGTACTTCAAAGACGTTAAACACGGCGCTGGCCTAAGTGAGTGGAGTTTCTTTTTAATATTGATCATTCTGTTTCCATTCCCTTTACTAACTGAAGTGATCTTAAAATTTACGAGGTTTTAAATGACAGACGATCAATACATATTAATGCGTGAGCTAGTGAACAACATCCACAAGCTGGTGCAAACGTCATTACCTCATTTAGATCTCGCGCAAATTTTCGCCGCGATGACTCAAGCGATAATCGAAGCGGCGGCATTGTCGCCAAAAACAGACGCGATAATATCCACGGTTATCGAAGGGCTTAATCAATCCGAGGCAATGGTGCGGAGTGTAAAGGAGAGAATGAATGGTTAAAGCCTGTTTCCAATGCGATAAACGCTGGCTAGAAGGCTCTAGCAGCTACATCGAAATATCAATGTGCCAAGAATGTATCGATAAATTCGTAATAGACCCAGCTTGCCGCGATGAATTTGGCATGTACCAGTGTGCGGAAATAATCTATTCAAAGTTGAAACATAAAAGAACAACGCCGATTGTTAGGCCAGCAAAACAGTATCTACTCAGGAGACAGCGTGAGCGTTCAAAGACCGCCAAAAATTCACCTAGTAAGAGCAGAAATAAACGGGAAAAAGCTAACGATGTGCAATCGGCAGGATGTATCTAAGCTTAGTGGTGATATTAAGGAAGTTAATTGTAAGTTTTGTTTGGAGATGGCGAAGAAACATCTTGGGATGGATTTGAGGATATGAACGTGGAAGAAAAAATATATTTAGAATACGAAGACCTAAACAGGCTAAGGCTTCACGCTTGCGAGTGCGCTAGAAAGCTTTGGCAGCATGGAGCTGTAACTCAACTTGATTTACTAAAAAGCTATGTAGATTCGTGTTTAGAGAACGCGAAAACTGACAAGGAACTCAAGGGGGATGTGTGATCGACACCAGTTTAAATGACCACTCATATTGTATTCATGCAGTAACGACATTGAATGATGAACTTGCACGGATCAAAGCTCGCAACGAGAAGCTGGAGCGTGTGAGGGAAGCGGCGCAGGAAACGTATCAAGTACTTTGTTTAGAATACAGTTACAGGCAAGCAGAAGTTAATTTTGGATATCTGAGCAAGGCACTCAAAGACTGCGAGGCGGGGGAATGAAAGTAGATTGGTTTAAGATCATAGTAGCACTATTCCTTTGGGTTTATCTGTCTGTGATAGCAAGTCACATAAAATCAGACAGTCTTAATTGCGATGTTTCTTACCCAATCGACTACATTTTATTTACTGGATTATTCTGCGAGATTAAGGAATCAAAATGAAAACACTTAGAGAGTTGGCAGATGAAGTCGGGTTTCCTTTTGATGCAGTCAGTGCTGGCACTAGAGACACTTTTAAATGCATGGGCATAGCACCAGACGGGAACGCCCTTGGTTGGTATCTTAGTGGGAACTACCACTTGGAAACAGCTACAGTAGAAAACAAAGCAAAAGTCTGGACCCTCGCGCCAAAGAAAAAAGTGCTTAAGAGTTTTGTTTATGAAACTTATAATGGCACATTTCATATCTGCACAAAATACCAAGAAGATCCTGAGACATGGTGCAAAGGTAGCGACTACAAACTAATAAAAATTTTGGATTCGATTGAGGTGGATGCATGAGTACTCTAAATACTCCATGCGAAAAATGCGGTGAAATGCAGCACTGGACGCAGAGAAAAGACAGGTCATTTGGGTATAAATGTTTATCATGCGAAGGGAAAATAATGGGACTAAATATTATTGACGCCGTTAAAAGCGGGAAACGTTTCAGAAGAAAACTACCGTACAAACAAACTCATTGGTATGAAAACGAGTCGCCTCTTCTTCTTGTTGGATTTAATCGCGAAAACATCCTCGCCACCGACTGGGAAATCGAAGAACGAAAGATTGAGATTACGGAGAGTGAGTTTGATGCTGCTGTCGCAATTTCTTTCAGGTGTAAGTATTTACATGAAGAGGCTATGGAAGAACTCAAGGAAAGGCTTTTCGGGAAATGATCGAACGAAACGAAATAGCGCAAGGCATTCCAGAAAAACCGCTTATCTCCAAAGAAGAGTTGCACGCGATCAAGTCGAGACTTGGCACCGTAAAAGCGCAGCATCAGAGGATTAGAGCCCTAAGTGAAACCACCTACAGGATCGTAGCCCACGACATCTTTCTTTTGCTGGCGGCTTTAGAGCCACTGTTATTGGCCAAAGAAAACGGAGAGTTACAAAAAAGCCCTAAAGTATATTCGGTATGATCCGATAAGCCCTATGTGAGCAATGAACGGAAAGGATTTTATATGAAAAAAAATACAGCTGAAGAAATAAAAAAAATTATTCTGGCACTAAACAACATGGGAGCCCTGCCGGACAATGATTACACGTCTATAAATGATCTAGTAGACGAATTAACTGAAGAGGATGAAAATGACAATTAAAAAATGTGGCAGCTGCGAGAGACCCTACAACAAAGTCCCAGAAAAACACCGCAAGGATCAATTTGGCGGATGCTATTGGGAATGTGAAGACTGCAATTCAACGCTGACTTATTTCGACGATGAAGCGAAAAGAAAAGTTATAGAGTACAAACAAAATAAAAAGCCCTAATTTCTTAGGGCTACTAGATGACAATGCCCCCACTGCTTCCTAGTAAGTAAATATTACAATATTTAGACCCGCGCGTGTATCCAAATGTATAAAGCCTTTAGCAATTCCGAAGCCACGGAAACCTACTCTCATACCCAATTCAACTAACTGCCCCATCATTGTTCCGCTAGTTACTTTGATGTCAACAGCTGCGCCAATTAGGTGGTAGCTGTTTTCTGCTCCGCCCTGTTTACTATTCCAGTACTCGCAGCGTCTGGCGCTATTTATATAGAGCGGTTTCCCGTAAAGCTTTCTCAATTCATTTAAGGCCGTCAAAGTCTCTATCGTCATATGTTCTGCATCGCACTGAGGTCTACCGCACTTGCACGCAAACTCAGATAGTTTAAACATATTACAATCCTTTCAAAGCGGCCTCTGCTTCTGCTTTCTTAGCTAAGACTTGCTCTTTACGAGCTTCGAGGCTGTCAACAAATTCTTTTAATTCAGAATTGTCTTTAGACTTCTTGCAGCGTTTAGCGATTTCTTCAACGCTAGATTCAGCATTAACAAGATGTGATGCTTCATCTTCGTTGTCACGTAACCAGCGAATCAGTTCGATTGCTTTTTTAATCAGTTCAAAAACTGCAGGACCATATTTAATGATGAGAAGAATGATGTTCAGAAAACCCATTTGATACTCCTATTTGATTTTTAAATGGGCAGAGACCAATAATTAGATCCCTGCCCAAAACGGAGATAAGAAGCCGAACAATTAAGATTTTAAAGCCTTAGCGACTAATTCCACAAGAGCGTCATCGATTTTAGTTTCAGACTTAAGAGCCAGAGCCTTAAGCATGTCAATCAGGTAGTCCTCGCCTTTTTCGATCAAGCCGCAGAGGAAATCTGCATCTGGTTCACAAGTGTTGAGAGCTTCTAGAACCTTGTCTACGACCATATCGTCGATCTGGTTTTCTGTAGACAATGCGAGCTCGCGCAACTTTTTTTCCATCTCTGCTTTGAATGTATCGAGAGCCTCTACAAGTACAGATACTGGAACAAAGTCTTTGATGGCCTTGATAATCAGCTTCTCAACGAAATCAGGTAACTTTTTCATAATCACTCCTTTGATTTTTCGTCATTAACGAAAGTTGTTATATATGATATTCTGCTATTCAGAATTCTTAGCTGATCTTCTAGGCTATCTAGCCTCTCTTTTTGGTTTAAAACTTGTGCTTGAAAGTGTTTCTCGTTACTGCCGACCTGCTCAATAACTACCGCTACCTGCTTATTTAACTCTCCTATGCTCTTTGAAAGATCCCATAAGAAGCTTACAGCAGCCGTTAGGAGAGACATTGCAAGCCAAGTAAATACTTTCTCAAGTGCCTGTTTATTCATTGGGTACTCTCTTCGGGGGTTCCCCTAGATTGTACCACGAAAACAGTTGAATTTTTTCTTGCCGTTCTCTGGCATGTAGGAAAATAGTTCGAAAACTATTGGAGTTGGTCCGATGTTAAAATATTCTGTTTTCTCGTTAAATCTTCGAGACATTTCTCTATAGAAATGGTGCGGGATATCTCTAGATGTGTATGATTTAATTATTATAGCACCGAAGAGAGAAACAGGTAAGCCGTCTACTCGTGCCCAAAACTTATAAGTGCAGAGGACTTTCAACGGCTTTATCATTACTTTTTAAGACAAGCGTCTAGTTCTCTTGTAGCTGCTGAGTGGGCAGTAAGAGAATCTAAAACCGCTGCCATCTCGCTAGAGCAATCTTTAGGGTCTGGATCGGGATCAGGGTTAGAACCTGAGCGGCAATCGGTAGCGTCTGGGGAAATACCGCAGATTTTAACTGATTTAGAACTAGCCCAAGATTTAGCCCAGTCTCTAAACTTGGCTGTGTAGGTAGAAGAAACATAGCTCGTGTCGGTAGTATTTGAACGTGAGTTCGTACCTACTACTTTACGATCGCCGTTCTCCATTACAACGTATCCGCCGCCGCCAGAATCACCAGAGCAAAGAGCAACTGAGCCTCTGGTAACAGTGTCATAGTCGTTGCCTGAAGGACAACGGGTAGTCGCAACCATACCGATACGGAATTTTCCATCGATAGTTCCTCCCCAGCGTTGGCAACCGTAGCCTGTCCATAAGTATTTTTTTCCTACTTTACATTCTGCCTCTGCTGCAGTTGCAACAGATTCGAACTTGATCCCGACTACTGGTTGACCGACAAGGCATAGAGCCCAGTCAGCTGTAGAGTTACCGCGATATGATTCGTTATGCGTACATACTGCAGAATAGCGAGTGTTGTTAATTGTAAATGATTTGCTGCCGCCGTTACCGACGCAGTGTGCAGCAGTGATTAAAACTTTAGGACCTAAAAGAGTTGAGCTACAGTTGCCAACCCAGGGTGAGCTTGGCCAGTCAGCAGGATCCGCAACGCTGCCGCCAATCAAAGCTGGAGACAAATCATCTGGATCTGAAAAGTCTGCATAGTACGGTGTTGTTCTTCCGCCGTCTGCAAAAGCAGACGTACTAAATAATAGAGCAAAAACTAGCTTTAACATGGAACCCCCAATAGTATTGATTTTGATCAATATTGAAGGTTTTTCCAGCCGTATGCAAGAACATACGCGACAATTTTATCAAGCCTTGGTGAGCTATTATCTTTCCCGTCTTTTGACTCATAACCGCACCGTTGATGCCTGTATTCATATTCGTCAACGACATAACTATCGATATACCCGCGAATATCTTTGATCCCACAATAGTGGTCTACTGACGGGATATTCATATCTTTGGTATTTTCGCAAAATTGATTTCTGCCGTTTTGACTGATTTTTTTACCTAGTGTTTCAGCAGCTAAGAATGTTGAAAGACCTAGATTTACGCGGAAACAGGCGTCTGATCCCTTGCCGGTAAGGTGCGCAGTCTTAACAGCAAAAGCCCAACCACCGATCAATTTTTCTAAATCAAGTAAGCGGTCATCGGAAGGTTTCGGCACTATATTTAAATAGCTGCCTATTAAATCCCTTACGTAAATAAACTCCCCAAATATTTTCTGAGATACGTTCGGATGCATACGGTTATCGTTAGATTTCTGGTAGGCTATTAACTTAGTGACAGGCTCCATCCAAAGTTCTAATTCTCCGCAATCGGTTATACGTCTAGAGATTCCAAGAATTAGGCCGGTAAAGCCGTCGAAAGAAACCTCTCTGCCGTTCTCGTATTCACCTAACGGGTTAACTCGAATAATTGCGCCATTGTTTTGATCAATCATGCGAGCTGTTTCTAGGGATAGGTTGTAAGCCATATCACATGGGAGCGCCCACATAGCGGTGCCACCCCAGATCAAAGCCTCTCCAGAATGCATTGGCTGGCCGGTAGGTCCTCTGCTGACAACTCCGAACCCTCCGTATGTATGCTCCTCGATAAGTCTTTGAGAGTGAGCACGATAATCCATTTGATAGAATTCTGGTGGAACTTCCTCTGGGAATTTATCCTTAGCCTTAGCGCATCCAAACATCAGGATAGTCAGTAGAAGTATTCTCATTACATGTTCCCCGTTTTGTCAAAGACTGTTGCAACTGCAATACGTTTAACTAGTCGTTTATAGACTCTCTTACGAAGGCGCTCGATAGCTTTTTCTGTGTGCAGAATGTTGCCAAACATACGCGTGCGGTCTAGTAGTGAGTAAGAAATCTGTCCGTTTGGCAAAACTTGCTCTTTCCATATTTCGATTACTACTTTTCTAAGTCTTTTGGCTTCGCTGTCTCTGAAAATTTTGTATTTGATCATAGATTATCCTTTTAAACTTGATAGCAACCAGTTACATAAATAGATCTTGTAGTAGCTCCGCTATTTAATGACGGATCGACAGAAGCATCAGTCGTTGCATCCCTTCCAACAACAAAAGTTATTATTGATGCACCTGTCTCTACGACGCCAGTTAATACTACAGAGGATGCAGGTACATCGATGTTAACTGTGTGAACATGAAAAACACTAACTAAGGCAGCTGCATGAGGTAACGTGCCAACTGTAATAGCTCCTGTCGGACTTCCAGCGGCATTTGTCCATCTAACAAATATAGAAAAACAAACATTGTTGCCTATTCTTGTATATCTTCCACTTTGAACGCTATAAGTAACGCTTGAATAGTTTGTGCCAGTTGTTCCAATTGCCGGAGTGAAAGTCCCCTCAAAATAATAATTGATAGTCCCAGTATTACTAGATGAAGCCGCTTGTAATTTGCTTCCAG